GTAGCAGTGCAGCAGCACCGAAATGTATGCGGGAGATAGTCGCCACCGACGGCTAACCACCGGATGCAGCGGACTCGCGTCAACGTCGGAACTCATGTCATCCTCCTGCGGCTGCGAGCCGCTGATCCTTGTTGTTCTCACCTAGTCTGTTCCAGAAATCCCCAAACAGTGTCCAAGTCCTGCTGCTTTGTTCTTTCTGGCCGGTGCCCGTCACACTTCAGCCGCGAGTGCATCAGCGCGATATAGGCAATCGCATCCCGCTGCTCTGCGGTAATGGTGGCGTCCATTATCACCGTCACGTTGCCGTTGCACACCGACAGTGTGGCATCCTCCTCCGCGAGCCGGCGTATGGCTTCCTTGAGGCGTGCGATCTCGGATCGCTGCTGCCGAACGATGATCCGCAACGCGGCCTCATCGCTGCTCACAATCGCCATCGCCGGCTGAGAACCAGCCGATGCAACAGACCGCTCATTTTCGTCGCTCATAGTCGCCGCCTCCTTTGTTCGCGGCTGTTGATCGTTCACGTTCTCACTTGTGTCTACAGCCCACCGTAGCACCACTGCACATCGCAAAAGCGAAACGTCTTGCTGCCGCTAACAATCGCCGGAACGTAGCCCCACAGATAGCAGACCTCTCCATAGGCCGGTTGTCGCTCGTCGGGAATCCAAAACAGCACCGTGTCGCCATGCCGCAAAGCGTATTCCTGCCCGCGAGGCTCTGAAGTCCACATAGACCCTGCCGGCAGGAATGCCGTGAGAACCAAGCAATGCAGCGGACCCGCGAGAGCGTCGGTAGGTTTGTTCATGGTCGTAGGTCGCGAGCCGCTGATCGCTGGCGTTCTCAGTCCAGCCGCGAGAGTGCCGTGTTGACGGCAATCGCGATTTCCGTCCGGCCAGCGTCCTCGCAAATACAGGCGGCCGCGCTAATCGCCTCCCGCTCCTCGTCGGTGAGCGCGGGCGTTGTGCCGCCGCCATCCACCCCGCCAGCCGTCGCATGGCCGGGCCGCAACCCAAGGGCGTCCCGGAGCGTGGCCCACATGGCGTCGGCCTTCTCTCTCGGAACATCGACCGACACCCAGCGGCCAACCTCGTAAAGGGCAAGGGCTGCGGCGCGAACCGCGTCCCCGTGAGAACCACGCGATGCACAAGACCGCTCGTCAGTGTCGTTCATGTTGGCCGCCCTCCTAGTTCGCGGCTTGTGATCTTCGGCGTTCTGTGGCCTACTTGTCGCTCAACTGCCTCGCCACAGAAATCTGCACTGACTGCCACCACGCAACCGAAACAGCGTCTCCGTACAAAGACCGCGCATTGGCTTGTGGGCATGGAGGCAAGTCAGCAGGCCAGAGGCCAGGGCGGCCGTCCGCCACAGAACCAGCCGATGCAACAGACCGCTCAGTATCGTCGCTCATGTTTGCCGCCTCCTTTGTTAGCGGCTGTTGATCGTACACGTTCTCACTTCGCCCGATCCAAAAGACGCTCCAGCACCTCGTCCGCAGCGTTGTGGAGGCGGCTCATCTTGTAATCCTCAAGCAGCGAACGAGCCAATCCGATGGCCGTCCGCTCCTCGTCGGTGAGCGTGGGCGAGCGGTAGAGAGGGACGACGCTCCAGCCCATCCTGTTCGCCACCTCCTCGACAGACGCTCGGTTCAGGGACGTAACTCCGGTGTCGCCGGTGTCGTCTGCAAACGCAGCCCACGCAGCGGCCACACCGTGAGAACCAGCGGATGCAACAGACCGCTCATTCGTATCGCTCATGTTGGCCGCCTCCTTTGTTCGCGGCTGTTGATCGTACACGTTCTCAGTTCGTCCGTTGCAACAGTTTTGCCAGCACAACCGCGTGCCGCTCTTCTCCTGGCGTGTCGGAGTAAATGGAAAACCACGCAATCGCCTCCCGCTCCTCGTCGGTGAGCGTGAGCGAGCGGTAGAGCGGGACGATGTCTGCGCCACGCTCCGTGCTGGCGTCCCTCCACTCTTTCGCCTCCAAGGCCTCTCGCTCGCAAAGAAAGACCCTGTCTACGGCCGGTCCGCCGCCATGCCACAACGGGATGACCGTCATCCACGCCACCGGCTGAGAACCAGCCGATGCAACAGACCGCTCAGTATCGTCGCTCATGTTTGCCGCCTCCTTTGTTAGCGGCTGTTGATCGTACACGTTCTCAGCCCAGTCGTTCGTCCAGTTTCCGAAGCGTCTCCGCGTGGCAGTAGGCGACTGCGGCTCCTTTGTGTGCCATCAACGGAATCATGTTGCCAGCCCACCTCACCGCGTCGCGCTCCTCTGCCGCGAGTAACGCTTGCGGCTGCGCGTAGAGAGGCACCCGCTCCAGTAGGTGGCAGATCGCTTCGTAATCTTCAAGCTGCTGCCTTGTCATGTCGTTGTGATCCATGTCGCGGAACGCGATCCGCACCCTGTCCACCGCCTCTCGCTCCGCGTCGGTGAGCGTGGGCTGCGACTTACGGTAGAGCGGGACAGCAGACCAACCGTCGCCACGCCTGCCAGCCTCGCACTCCGCAGTGCGCTCAAACATTGAAACGCTGGCAATCCATCCGTCAGTCCGGCGAACTGCCCATGCCACCGGCTGAGAACCATCGGATGCAAGAGACGGCTCGTTGGTGTCGTTCTGTGTAGTCATGTTTGTTCCTCGCCGCTCCTGATCCTTGTCGTTCTACGGCTACTTGTCGCCCAGTTTGAGTGGCTGAATGCTGGCGTCGTCTTTTCCGTACCACGCGACGGCCTCTGCCCTTGTGTTGAATACCGGGATGAATCTTTCGGGGCCGCCCGGCTCTGCCTTTGCAGGACGGCCGGCGATTGTCATGGCACTGAACGGCCACGTCCGCGAAACAATCCACGCCGTAGAACCAGCGGATGCAAGAGACGGCTCGGCACCGCCCTGCGTGTTGTCAGTGTTCATGCTTGCCGCTCCTTGTCCTGTGCGTTCTCGTACTGTCAGCCCGCTAGCGCGACCATTGCGTAGACAGCGCCGCCGACTACCGCCATCGCCACCATGCACGCCAAGCCGCCAGACCCAGTCGCCGTCTTTGCTCCGAGATAGCACAGCAGCCAGCCAAACGGAACCGTCAGCAGCCAGAAAAACATGTACTGAATGCCCATACTTGGGTCTTTGCTCGCGCCAAACAATCGGCCGACCAACTCCCATGCACCCCACTGCTTCGGCAGCACAGGCCAGATCACGCACAGGAGGCCAGCGATGTTCGCCGCAAGGCCAACAACAAGACGCGGCCAGCGAGAACCGGCGGATGCAGGAGACGGCTCGGCACCGTCAGTTGGTTTGTTCATAGTCTTCTCCTCGCCGCTCCTGATCCTTCACGTTCTCAGGGTGTCCCCAAACTCATGGCGCACACAGGGCGGCCGGTCAACGTCGTTCCGCTCCTGCTATCGAATGCTCTCCGATTGCTCGGCATATTGACCATCGAATCAACACCCTGAGAACGATGCGATGCAGCGGACCCCCAATCTATATGCAAAACTCAACGATTTGCGCTCGGTTTCCAATATGAACCGCCATCACTTCGTCCGCTCCAGCAGACTCCGCAGCGTGCGTTCCTCGTCCCGGTGCCACTTAGCCCAGTCAGCATCTCCGCGAGCATCGGCCTCCGACGCATTGTGCCACGCCCGGTTTGCCTGACAGGTGATGTACTGCCGCTCCGCGTCGGTAAGCGTGAACGGCGTCAGCGAGCAATGCAGCGTCGTCCTGCCGACGACGTAGGGGCAGGTCGGCGGCTGGCGGTAGAGCGGGACGACACCGTGATTCCCAGTTACCGCCTCGTCAATCGCCTTGGCGTCCTCTTCGATGGCATATACATCGTAGATTCGCTGGCCGTCCTCCAGCAGCACCGCCCACGCCACAGGTTGCGAGGTACCCTCGCAATGCGATATACCCTCGCCCGGTGTAGCGTGCGGGTCGGGTGTATTTTCGCCGCTGCGGTATAGCGGCTCCACGCTCCAGTTCAGGTCGGCGGCGGCGGCTCGGGCCTGCTCGTACAACGAGTAGACCACCTCGCTGCCGTCGGTGGCGTACACCCGCCATGCCACTGGCTCGCGTAACTGTTTTGGCGATTCTGCAACGGGTTTCTTCGATGTGTCGCCAGCCGTAACACCTTCCGCCTCCTCAAGGCTCGTGACAGCCCGGTCGTCCACCACGACGTCGGCCACAGGCTTCCCCATGACCAACTGGTCGTAGACGATGCCATGCTCGTAGAGCCACTCCTCGGTCATGGCAAGTTCTGACCACGACCTGGCGGTGTGGATGATGATCCGGTGACCATCATCGCGCATGGCAGCGAGCCTATCGCGGGCGTCACGCAGCGGCTTCGCCAGCGACCGCTCGAACGTCGGCCGCTCCTCGCAGATCACGCCGTCCATGTCGACGACCACAGTCTTCATGGCTTCACCACATACGCTGTGCCGTCAATGACAACATCCGCCCGGCCGATGAAGAACTCGTCCACCGCAGTCTTCGCACCCGGGCAGCAGTCTTCGCCGTAGTCGTCGAATACGATGACGCCACCGGGGACGACCAGGCCGTAGACGAACTCCAGGCAGGCCGTGTAGGAGTCGTAGTTGTCAACGTCCAGGTGGACGAACCGGAGCCGCCGGAAGTCTATGACCCCGCCAGTCTCGTCGGGGAACACGCCCGGGTAGACGCTCACTCGCGAGTCACCGACGAACATATCCATGACAGCAATCTCGCTCGTGTCGCCGAACGAGCCGACGCCCCAGCGGCCATCCAGGGTCGGGTTGTGGTGCGGGATGCCCGTGAACGTGTCGAACAGGTACACCTTCGACGTTCCGGCGTTGTCCACGAGCACCCTGGCGCTGCCGCCCCTGTAGACGCCGACCTCGACGATGTCACCGTCCAGGTGAGACGTCGAAAGCAGCAGCTCGCGTAGGCGGGCGAGTTTGTGCGGCACGACGACCGAGTCGCTCATCGGAAGCTCTCCATGTGATACCGCCGCATCGTCAGCGGCCTGATGGCCCACGGCGGGCCGTCCACCGCGTGGCCGAGAGCCAGCGAAACCATCGGCAACCCAGCCGCGATCGACAGCACCGCGCCGCCGCCGAAACGCGGGTTGATCTCGATGATCCGGCCGCCCTTGAACTGCACGTTCGCCGGGCCGACGATCCCGAGGTCCGAACACACCGCCGCGGCCGGCAACTGGTACACGACGCCGACGGCGTGCTCGAGGACCGTCGACTCGATGACCTCGCCGCCCTCGACGCGGTCGCGGCTGCGGGCGACGGCCCCCACGCACTGGCTCGCGTGGTCCATGAACAGATCGACCGACACCTCGTCGCCTTCCATGTAGTCCTGAATCACCCACGACGCCGACATTTCGATCGTCTCCGGCCGGCTCAGAATCCTCACGCCTCGAGCGCCGTGGCCGAAACGCGGCTTCGCAAACTTCGGATAGCGGGCGAACTTCGGCGACGGGTAGACGTCGGGGTGGTTCTCGCGCATCCAGTTTGCGAAGTGGAGCTTGTCGTGGCACAGCATCGCCACGGCCTCCCCCGAGCCGATGCACTGCGGCAGCGACCCGCAGACCACCGTCGCCTCGTCCGTGAGCGGCACGATGTGCGTGATCTTCCGCCGTGCGGCGAACTCATCGATGTCGGCGGCGCAGTCGGAGGCGTCGAAGTCCAGGCCCGCCACGACCTCCTTCGCCACCTCGGCCAGCGGAGCGTCCACGCACGACTCGTAGCCGTAGACGTCGGCGCCGCAGGCGATGAATGCCTTCGCCAGCGACACCCGACGACCACCGCCTACGAACAGGACGCGGCTCTTTTTAGGCTTTCGCATACTTTCTCCACATCGTTTTCGGTCAGGCCGGTGTGCGTCGGAAGGACGAGGCCGTGGCGGTGCAGGGCGTCAGCGACGACAGTGCGGCTGGTCTTACAGACGCCGCGCACATGCGGCATATGGCAGACCGCAGGAAAAATCGGCCGCGTCTCAATGCCGTCCTGCATCATCAGTTGCTCGATACGCCTGGCGTCCATCGCGCCGACGAACTTCTTGACCACCGCGAACGCCCAGCACCCGTGCGTGTCGTCCTTGCCCACGACCTGACGGCGGAAGGTTTCTGGCAGGCGCGCGTTGTACCACTCGAAGACTTGGCGGCGCTTCGCGAGGAACTCAGGCAGGCGGGCGAGCTGGGCGATGCCGATGGCCGCCTGCATCTCTGTCATCCGGTAGTTGAACCCGACGGCATCGTGAATGTAGCGGTCCTTCGTCATCGCCTGCCCGGCGAGGTGCTCGATTCGCTCGATGAATAACCTGTCGACGCACCCGACCGCGCCGCCCTCTCCCGTGGTGATCGTCTTGCTCCCGTAGAACGAGTAGCAGTTGATGTCACTGAACGGAGGCACGCCGCTGCGAAGGCACCCGAGGCTCTCGGCGCAGTCGCCGATCACGACGATCCGACGGCCCGTGCGGCGGAAGTGTTCGCGCTGGAACGACCGAAACGACAATGCCGGCACACCGTACAGATGCACCGGCACGATCGCCTTCGTTCGCTCTGTCACCGCATCCACGGCCAGCCCATAGTCGATCGTCCATGTCTGCGGATCGACGTCCACCACCACCGGCGTGGCGCCGCAGTACAGGACCGCGTTCACCGTCGCCACGAACGTCGTCGCCGGGACGATCACCTCGTCGCCGGGGCCGACGCCGGCCGCCAGCATCGCCATGTGCAGCGCCGCCGTGCCGCTTGACACGGCGTGAATCCAGCCGCCTTGGCTCTCAGCGAGGCGTCCCTCGAACTCCAGAACAACCGGGCCGCGCGTCAGTTGACCGCCGCGCAGGACGTCAAGGACGGCCGTTTCCTCTGCCACTCCGATGTCTGGCTGTCCGCAGTAGATCATCGCTCGATCGCCTCTAAAAATTCGATGGCGTCCCCCGCGCTCGTCACCACCGTCACCGGGCAGCCCGCCGCTGACAGCTCCCGCATGCGGTGCTCCTGAATCCTGGTCGGCGTCTCTCCCGGCCGCTTCGCCTCCATCCACGCCGCGCGGCCGTCCTTGATCACAAGAACGTCCGGCAGCCCGGCAAGGCTGAACGCACTGCCGTGCGTCTTCATCGCCCACCAGCCCCGCTGCCTTGCGGCAGCGAGAACCTTCGCGACGATCACCTTCTCCAGCGGCTGGTGCTTCATGTGTTGTCACGACTGGTAGGCTTCCGTAAACGCACAGCAGCGACCGTCGAACGCAAAGGCCGGCGGCGTCCACTCGTGCCGCCCGGGGCCGACCCAGCGTCGCTCCGCTTCGCCAGCCGGCCAGGCGGCGCGAATCTGCGCGGTCATCTCTGCGATCTCGTCGGGGCTTGGCGCGGCTGTCTCAGGCCGCGTCGGAACCCTCGAGCCTTCGCGCCTCTTGGGCAGCTTGAACCGCTTCCGCAGCATCCAGAGCGTCCCGACCGGGACGCCGAGTTTCACGCACAACTCGTCGTTGCGTAACTCGCTGTTCCAGAGGCGGAACAGTTCCAGCGTGTTCACGTTCAGTTTTGTCATCTCTCACTCCTTCGAGAAAACACCAAGTACCTCACAACCAAGCCGAGGCCGACGAGGCCAGCGGCGTTTTTCAGTGACAGCTCTGGCAGGCCGAAGACCTCCGGCACCACCATCCGCCACGATATGACCGTGACGCTGACGACGGCGGCCAGAAAAAGAACCCCGTAGAGCATCGCGGCGAGCAATGCGGACACGAACGAGGCGATGTCTTCGAGGTCTTTTTTTCGCACGCCTACACCTCACCAGTAGCGGATCACGGCGTAGAACCCACGACGCCCCTTGGCGACGCCGATCTCACGCGGCTTGAGCGTGTGGAAGAAGCAGCACCGACGGACGGCGTCGTCGGCCGACACCGTCGAGAAACCGATGCCTTCGCGGCAGCGGCCCTGCCGGCCGCGGTGGCCGAAGACGCCGGTGCGGGCCATCTCCTCGGCCTCGACCTGGGCAGGGACGACGATCACCGTCTGGGCGCTCGCCACGCCGCAGAACGACAGGGCGATGAGCAGGAACAGGCTTCGCATTTATGCGTACTCCGTAGCAGGGAATCGAACCACGGTGACGTAATGTGGCGACTTGTAGGCTAGGTGTCAAGCCCAGTTTCGACGAACCGGCACAGCTCCTTTGAGTACGCTCCGATCGACTCGCCGACCAGCAAAGCCGAGAGGGCGACGCCGGGGGCGCCGACCGCCCGGCACAGGGCTGCCGACTCGAGGAAAATCTCCCGCACATCCCGCAGGGTGCCTTGCAGTCGCACGAGAGAGGCGAGCATCGCGATCTTGTCGTCGTCGGTCATACGCGGCTCCACTTCGTCTCGACGACGTCCTGCTTCGCGAACAGAGTCGGGCGAAAGCCGGCGACGAGGTCAGCGGGGGGGAGGACTGCACATTTCATAAATCTGCGGAATGGGTGGAAGATTTCTTACAACCCGAGCAATCTCTTCATCGACGGCCGGAAACGGCGAGAGCAACTCCTCAATCTCCGATGCTGCTGATTCTTGCAGCGATTTATCAAGCCAACCGCGAGCCGTCCGCTCCCGGTGGAGGCAGCGACAAACCAGTTCGTGGTATTTGTCTCCATGCCAGAAGAAGTTGACTCCAATGAACGAGACGCATACAGCAGCCAGGAGTGATACCGCTTGCTCTGGAGTGCATGAAAACCACTCGCCGTGGCTCCGCACCCCACGCAGGCGAAAGTGAATGTGCTTCTCGACGTCCCCTGCCACCCGGGCAGGCACCTTCCCGAACACAACGACTGGTTCGATCTTTGACGGGCATCCGCACTGAAGTTGCTTGATCCTTGCCAACACATCTCCAGTGCGACCCACCTTTATGAAGCCGCCGGCGTGGAGGACGTAGACGTATTGCGCTGCGGCGTGCGGCTTCATTCGGTGTCTCGGTGTGTAGCCATGTGGATACGGTAGCCGAGCCACGCCATGCACGGGACTGCCATGGAGTTGCCGAGGGCGCGGTACTTCGGACCGTCGGCGGCTGGCTTCTTTCGGAAGGTGATGTCGCAGTGCTCGTCGGGGAAGCCCTGCAATCGGCAGCATTCCGTCGGCGTCAGTCGGCGAACTTGCATGGCGTGGCGGATGAACTGGTAGCTGTGCTCCGCGCTGGTGCGAAGAGCCTGCATTGTCGGTTTCTTGACCCTCCCTCCGCCAGATGCCCACTGGACTTGGACTGGGGCGTCAGACAGCACGGCTGGAGCCTTATTCCCAGTTCCTGCCTCCAAAGTCGGCGACTCAGGCGTCACTGGCATCGAACGGCCGCCCTGGAGAGGCGCGAACGCCAGATAATTCGTCTGATGCATCCCGCCCTCCGCAGACAGCGCCCCCGCGATCTGGCCGTCGCCGTCGATCTGACGAACCTCGTCGCGGCTGTTCTGGGTGAACGCCACCACCGTCGTAGCCCTCGTGTCGCCGACGTCGAACTGATTCTGCGTCGGCGCGACTTCGCCAGGAACCCACGACTCGTCGTCGTTGACGCTCTGGGCGCGCTTGGCTTTCGTGAACGGCACCATCGCGGGGCGCAGGGAGTCCTTCGCGTTGCCGGCTCGCAGGGGGATGGAGACGTCGGAGACGGTCTGGTTGTAGGTATCGACGCCATACGCCACGGCAATCTGACCACCCGCATTCGCATTGCCGTCAACGTGCTGCATCGCCCGCATCGTCGGGCTGAGTTCCTCCGTGGCGTCGGAGCCGGAGTCCTCTTCGACTGCCGCTGCTCGAGTCGTCAGGGCGTGCGTCCTCGTGCCTGTGACGCACGCAGGCACCTGGGATCGCGACAGCGGCCCAGTGCCTTCTTCGGTGATGCCAAGGCCATCATTCGCGTTGCCGTAGCCGCCGCCGTTTTGCCAGTTGAAGCCGATGGCCCCTCTTAAAACAACTGTGTCCTGATCACCTTTGTCTGCATCGGCAGAGAGAGGCGGGGTAATCTCGTCTGGCCTGCCGTCTTTGCCTCTGGTGAAGTGAGATGGCCCGAACGCCACGGCTGGCGGCGACGGAATGCCGAGGCCAGACCCGACGCGGACTGTCGGGGCAGTGCCGTCTTCGTAGATGTCGCCGCCTCGAGTGCCGAGCGTGGATTGGAACGCCACGGCCTTCGACTCAACGACAAACGTATCCTGCGAATCTCTGCCGCTGCCAAACGCGGAGGACTCGCTAAAGACACCCCCTGTGGTAACGATCGGAGTTTGTCCTTCGTCCACCGTCGTGTTGATGCCCTTGTGCATTCGACGGGTCAGCGTATTTGCCACCGACGGCAAGTATGCGACCGCTGTATGCGTCCTGTCCGTTAAGCCCCCCCCCCATGTGAGCACCGTCAGAGAGAGTGCCGCAAACGTCAGGCACCCCGACCGCCGCCGGCCCTCTCGAGGCCATGCTAGCCTCCACGCCGTCATTGGTAATCTGCGGCTCGTACTGAGCGTTCACTCCTTGGTTGAACATGGCTCGGTCAAGGTGGAAGGGTTCGCCGCGTCCACCACCGACTGAAGCGCCTGCCGCAGCGTTTCCGGCAACTGCTTTCCACGCTTCTCCGCGCGACGGAGGATTCCCGAGCACGCTTTCTCGGAGAGAAAGTATCTCTGATGGACAGGCCCGCTCTCCAAGACTTGCGACAAGCTCACAAGGCACGGCAACGAGAAAGACCCGCCGACGCCTTTGAGCCACGGCAAAGTATTGGGCATCGAGGACTCGATAACCCACTCGGACGGTTTCGCTACCGAGAAAGCCTGCTTTAGGCCACTTCCCGTCTTGAGTTTCAATGGTGTCATCGACCCCAAGAAGTCCGCTGATGAAGCAGCCAAAGGCGTTGTCCTTGGTGGAGAGCACTCCGGGGACGTTTTCCCAAAGAGCAATTGCTGGCGAGCGTCCATGCTTCCTCCGAATCTCGTTGATGTGATGGAACAGGTGGACGTAGATGAGCGAGAGATTGCCGCGCTCGTCATCAAGGCTCTTCCGTAGGCCCGCCACGCTAAACGCCTGGCATGGCGTGCCGCCAACAAGGAGGTCTCACTCGGCCAGCAGTTCCTCCGGCCACTCGCGGTACTTGCTCATATCCCCGAGGTTCGGCACATCGGGGTAGCGATGGGCCAGCACGGCCGACGGAAACGGCTCGATCTCGCTGAACGCCAGCGGCGTCCAGCCGAGGCCGTGCCATGCAGTCGATGCTGCTTCGATGCCAGAACAGATGCTGATGTATTTCACTTTGTCGACTCCTTGCAGGCCGCTGCGATCCGCTTCTCCGCGATCGCGGCGTAGTCGGGGTTCAGTTCGCACCCGACGCCGGCGCGGCCCAGCCGGGCGGCGACCGCCAGCGTCGTGCCGGAACCGGCGAACGGGTCGAGGATCGTGTCGCCGGGATTGCTCGAGACGCGGACGATCCGCTCGACCAACTCCTCGGGCAGTTGCGTCGGGACGCCGGCCACACGCTCGCGGAAGGTGCCGCAGACGCGATTGATCTGCCAGACGTCGCCCATGATCCTCCCGGCCGGGTTGGCGCGGCGGTCGCCGTACTTCTCCTGCCTGGCCGACGGAACCGTCACCGCCTCGGCGTTAAACGTGAAGTGCTTCGGGTCTTTGACGGCGTAGTAGATCGGCCGCGAGCACCGGCCGAACTTCTTGTGGCAGTAGACGCCAAACGTCTCGTGCCAGGTGATGCGGTTTCGCATCGTCAGACCGCAGTTCCGCATCGCAATGTCGATGTCAGCGCCGTGCTCTTGGCCGCTGATGATCCACATCGACCCGTGCGGCTTGAGCGCCCTGTAGCACCAGTTGATCCACCGCTCGCACCAGAGGTCATAGTCCTTGCGCCTGTCGGCCTTCGCGCCTGCCCCGTAGTCGATGCCGATGTTGTACGGCGGGTCGGTGATCACGAGGTCGACGCTGTCGCGCTCGAGCGTGGGGAGGACTTTCAGGCAGTCGCCGACGAGGATCGGCATCGTCACTCTCCAAACCAAGTCGTGCAGTGCAGGATCGAGAAGTACGTCACCCCCCCAGCGGCGACCATGACGACCGCGAGGTTGAGCCAGAGGTGCATAGCCCTACCCATTCGCAACGGGCTGCTGAACAAACTCCGGCCGGACGATCTTCGTCGTCTGCGGTGCCTTGATCGACAGACGGACTTGGCCGCCTTCGATGCGCGACACCATGACCTCGATGTCAGGCCCGATCTGAATCTTCTCGCCTTTGCGGCGTGTGATCACGAGCATGGAACGGCTCCTTCCGTTGTCGTGGGTAGTAGCCTACAGACCGCCAGACCGTTTGGCAAGCCAAGTTTTCACCGCCTCGCGAACCGCCTGCCTGGGGTGGCTCTCGGCGGCCCACGCCAGGTAGTCGCCTCCGCGGGGAGAGGCGGCGGCCTCGTCGATCGTCTGGCCCGCGCAGCGGCCGTCGCGGAAGCGGAAGGCATCCGGCTCCGGCTCCTTGATCACGCCGGCGATTGCCGGCACCTCCTGCCGCACGCCGCACAGGCAGCATTCGACGGCCCACCGCCCCCCGGCGTCGGAGAGGATGTCGTGGGCCAGGGCCGCACAGGCGTCGTCCGCGCAGGCGTAGGTGTCGTCGATACGGCCGAGGGGGCGAATGTCCCTAAATATAAGGGGCTTTTTCGGCAGCTCCTCGACATCATGCCGGGGGCCGGCAGTTGCGCGCGCGCGCTTTTTCTTTGATGTCCTCTGCTCCTCCGGCGGGAGCGATGTGTCGAACAGTAGGCTAGTCATACGGGCAACTCCATTCGGGTCTTCGATCTGGGGTCATGCGCCACAACCAACGTGTGCTTCGCCCTAGTGCAGGCGACGTACTCGATCCTCCGCTCCTCGGCGAACCGCGCCGGGTCGCTCTCCTCTGCGGCCCTGGTCCTCCAGTTGACGCTGGTCAGCAGCACGACCTTGGACGCCTCCATGCCCTTGCTGCTGTGAATCGTGCCGATGCGTATCTTCGGCTCGCTGACGGCCTCGACGCCCCACTGCTTTGCAGCTCGCACCCACTTCGTGCCGCCGTCGGGCAGGCCGCTCCACGCCCCCGACGCGATCGCGTCGCGCAGGTGCGTCGTGGCCCCGAGCACGCCCAAGTCCTCCGGGTAGATGCGGTCGTACTGCTCCGACTGCCCCTTCTTCCAGTGAGCCTTGCTGCCGCGCTCGAGCCACTCCCGGCCGTCTGTCGTCTTCGACGGCAGAACTTCGAGGATTTGCCCCCACTCTTCGCCCGTGACGCCGTTGCCGTGCTGGAGGTTCCAGAGGCCGCCCATCGCCTTGTCGCGGTTCTGGGCGCCGCCGCGGCTCTTGACGTACCGATACGGCACGCCGACGTCCTCGAGGATGTTCTTGATCCGAGAAACGTCCCGGTTCGTCCTGGCGATGACGAGGGTGTCTACGTCGGGCCGGAGGTCGGAGAGTTCGTCCTCGAAGTTCTCGCTCTCGATGACCTCGCCGTCGTGGTCGGCCGGGGCGATGCCGCGGTCCCAGTAGTCGGGCAGCCGCTGGAGGCAGCGTTCGCCCAGTTGCATGATCGGCTTCGGGCAGCGGAACGACTTGGGCATGATCGACTGCTTCTGCACTTCCCAGCCCATGAAGTGATCCGCACTCGCCCCCGACCACGAGTACAGCACTTGATACGGGTCGCCGACGAGCCACGCCCACTTGCACGAGTCGCCCGTCACCAGCCGCCGGCAGGCCATATCCAGCAGCCGGCTGGCGTCCTGGGCCTCGTCGAAAATCCACCCCACGACGTCGTCGGGGACGCCGCCCTCCGGTGTGACCAACTCCGGCCCGGTCGCCGGGTGGAACCAGACCCCGCTGAACCGGGCCAGGAGGTCGGTGAAGTCGACGCGGGCGTCGAGCCGCTTCGCCTGCTCGTACAGTTCGATCCGCTTGATAACCTCGTCGGCCGATGGTGCCTCCGGGTCTTGGTCGGCCTCGACCACCTCCCGCAGCGGGATGACGAGGTTCCGGGCGAGGCTCCAGTAGTTCAGAGCCGCCGCCGCCACCTTGTCCCCGGTGTAGACCTGGACGCCGCCGTCCTCCTCGTCCATCGAGAAGGCGACGTCGCTGCCGACGGCCTCCGACACCCACTTGGCGTCCTCGACGCCCCCGCCGCCGACGATCTCCCCCCGGGACACCCCCAGCATCTTGAAGCACACCGAGTGGGCGGTCTTGAACCACCCGTGCTGCATCAATTCCTCCGGCGGGACGCCCCAGGCCCTCCCACAACGCATGGCGGCCTCCGTGCGGGCCGCCCGCGTCATGGACGAGAATCCAAGCGCCAGCGGATTGCCGGCCATCTCAGGCCGCGACAGAGCCTTCTCGGCGATGCCCTTCATCATCGTGGTCTTCCCGGTCCCTGCCCCGCCTATCGCTCTTGCGCAGATTGCCATGACTTTACCCCCGTGGACGGTGTGACGGTCTGTTAAGATGGGCAAGGCGTCCAGCCTAAACCCTTGAAAATAAGGCACTTACGTTGCGTGGACGGTGGACGGCTGGTGATTTTGGGTTTCTGCATGACCCCCATCGACCTCCCCCTTTACTGTCCATTCGTTCTCGGCCCCCGATGCCAGCGACTCAAGGGCGGCCACCCACTCGCGGGTGAAGACGACGTACTCCAGCCGGCCGATCGCGAATCGGTGCCTTTTGTGCGTGAAATCCCGGGCTGCCATCGCGTCCAGCAGTTTTGACCGGACGCGATTCCGCTCGCCCGGGGCGACGTCGTGCGCGCTTCCGATCTCCTCCCATATCTTCCCCCACTGGAACCACAGCTCGTCCGGCGTCACCCAGCAGGGGCGTCCAGACTCGTTCGGCTCCGGTTTCTCCTCGTCTCGCGGCTTCGTTGCCCGCTTGAAGCTCTGGAGCACGAACGCCGCCAACTGGGCGTATCGCAGGCTCGAGGTGCCGACCTCGATGTCGTCCTCCTCCCGCTTCTTCTGGATGAGCAGTTCCATCAATCCGGGGACGCTCTGGAAATTGTTCGCCTTGCAGGCGTCGTGTCCCTTCCAGATTTTCTGCCACTTTCCAGAGTCTCCGTCGAGGATGTATTTCCGCGTGGCGTTGAAGACTGCCGAGGCAACCTTCGGCGCCGAACGGAACGTGTCCAGTGTCATGTGGATGCGTCCCTTGCACGGCGTCAGCCGCCAGGCGGGGACGACCAGGACGATCTCCGGCGGGTCGGAGTGGATCATTTCGATGCTCCACTCATTCGGCTCGTAGGCTTCTGCCTTCGACGAGACGACCTTCTTGAGTCCGTACAGCTCAAACCCGCTGCCGGCCATAGGGCCGCGAGGCTTGGTGGCAGATTCCGCCTCGCGTTCGATGGCTGCGATCTCGCTCTCCGTTGCCTGCTCTGTAAAGTCGCTGTCGTTCGGTCGCCAGCCAGCCTCCGTTTTCCTGCGGTAGTGCTCATAGCAGTCGCTGATAATCTTGCGAACGTGATCCGCGTCGGCTTTTGGCTTGCAGTTGTGTTCCGCCAGCAGCATCACCTCGCGGATCAAGATTTCCTGCTGCATCTTGTCAAGCGGATTTCGCTGGTTGACGATCTTGCACCAAGTCCACCTCAAGATCGCACGGTGACGCTTCCCGTCCGGCACCTCCCCAAACAGGATCGCGCTGACCGGGCCTTCGTCGGGCCTCGCGGCCCCACGGCCGGCGCCGTTCGACAACGCCACCAGCAGCAGCTTCGGCGTCTCGGCAATCTCGACGTCTTCCAAACTGAATCCCGGCTTCCACTGATACTGCACGCCGGAGCGGTGCCACGACGGCGGGAGGATGCTCTGGATGGCGGCGCCACCGGCTCCGATGCGGACCTCAAGGCCGCCCGGGCAGTCCGTCCCCTTGCAGTCCGCAAGCCTGTCGTCCCAGCGTGTCAACTGGTGCGTTGACTTGCCGCTCGTCCAGGTTGGCGTCTCCAGGGCGTCCATGCCGATGGAGTTCCGGTAGTTCCTCGCCTCGACCGAGTCGTCTTCGCTGTCGATCATGCCGCCGCGTGGCCCGAGCAGGCACCCGACGTTGAACGGGATGCCATCCTCGAGCCACTCCAGAATCTGGTCTTCTGTGGTCGCGCAGCGGCTCCCCCAGTCAGCTCCGACCGGGTGCTTTCCGACGCTTCGCTCCCCGGCCTTGCCGATGGCGTGCTCTGGGTTCCCACATGTGCATCTGCCGTCTGGGTAGATGCCGTGGACGCGGACGAGGATCAGACCCCTTGACAGGTAAAAGGCGCACGCCTTGAACATTGCGTCTGGGTCGAACTCAAATGCCATGCGCAAACCACTCCTTCGATTGCTTGTGAGAAATCCCCTCCCGGCCCCTGCGACTGCGGGGCCGGGAGGGGCGAATCGCCCGCTGCCGTGGCGGAATGGGAGAACGCCAGAGGGTCAGACAGACTTCCCGTCGTTACGACGCCACTGACGGGCTGGGCTGCCGGCCCACGGTGATGAGTCGTGGGTTCGGGTCGCCGGCCCGGCCACCTTGGACTACTCCTCGTCGTGGTCGCCGCCGGCCTCGACGACCGCACCGAACGGGGGCGCGGAGAACATCCGCTTCAGCGGCTCGACGTAGATGCGCCGGGCCACCTCGCCCTGCTCCTCGCTGATCTGGCCGATCACCCGAGGGACGATCAGGCTGTACGGCTGGCCGCCCTTGCTCTTCGCCTTCTCGAGTTTCAGCCCGATCACGCACTCGTAGTGGAACGAGGGCAACCTCTTCTTCCACGAGAGGAAGCCGCCGAGGCTCCCCGGCCCGACGGTGACCAAGACCGGCCACATCTCGCCCTCGCGGAGGACGGCGACGACGCGGCTCTCCTTGCACTTCTTGCCTTCACCGCCACGGGCCGACTTGAAACCGAACTCAGTTGAGTTCGACAACCCAACCCAGTCGTATCGGCGGTCGCCGATGCGGTGCTTCTCGAGCGCCTTCGGATCGATCGTCCCGAGGTCATCCGACACGCGGTAGCCGACGAGGAGATCGTTCGTCACGATCACCGGCCGCTGGTCCGTCGGGTCGTCCTGCGGCCAGAGCACGCCACGGTTGGCGATGCAGACGCAGAGGCCGACGATCTCATCGACCGCTTCCTCGTTGCCGTTAACCGGCACCGACCACTTCGTGCCGCCGCCGGCTGGAGTCTTGACCCGCACGAGGTCTTGCTCCCGCATCGGCTCGCCCTCGAGGTTCGCCTCGATGATCCGCATCTGCCGACTGTCGGCCGCGAGGCCGGGGTAGTCGATCGTCTTCGTCGCAATCGCAGTCGTCATGCTATTTCTCCTTGCATGAACCCATCGAACAGGCGTCAGCCAACAGTGACATGACGCAGCCGGGGGGCAACGTGCTCCCCGACAAGACCAGCGAACGGGGTGCCTTCGGAGTGGGAGGAGCGGGCGTCCTTGCCCGCCTCCTTCGCCATCTCACGCAGGAGGCTCTTCAGCCGAGCGGTGTTGACGCTTTCCAACTGCTTCCAGCAGCCGGCAGCCTTCGCCGCCTCGATGACAGCCTCCTTCCGGTCCTCCGTAACCGACATGAAGTGGTCGAACTCGACCCTCCACGACCTCCCTGCAACCCTGACTCCGTCCAAGCGTTGTGTCGTCATCTCCTCGACCGCGAGCGACTCGAGGTGCTGGCGGCGGGTCTTGAGTTGATCCAGGCGGTCATTCGCCTCGACCGTTTGCTTGTCGATGCTGGCGATCTCAGCCAGGATTGCCGACAGCGTGTTGTCTGTGCTTGTAGGATTCGATGAGTTCATTCACGACTTCCTTCCGTTCACGAAGCGCCGCATAGACCCGGCCGTCCACGGTGGACCGGCCGCCAATCGTGGCGACAAGGTGGTAGATGACGGTCTTCGCCGTCTGGCCTGGGCGGTGGAGCCGCGCCACGGCCTGCTCGTACTCCGCGAGCGAGTAGCCGAGCGAATAGAACCAGCAGTATGCCGCCCTGGTGAGATCGATCCCGATGCCGCCCGACTGAATCTGCGCGACGAGGACGGATGTCTGTGCTTGTTGCCAATCGGCCAGCTCGTTCTTGGCACCAGAGAGTTCGCTGACCTTCCGGCCCAGAGCCTCGGCCACGCCCTTCGCCGCCTCGATGTCGCTCTTGAATCGGCAGAAGATCACCACAGGCTCCGACGCGGGCAAGTCCCCCAGCATATCAGACAGCGACTGAGCCTTGGCGGGATGCTCGTCAATTCTAGTGGCCGACTTCTCGTCGTCGAACCGGACATATCCACCGCAGATTTGCTGTAGCCGCAGCAGTTGCTCCAAAGCATTCTTTGGCGTGACACTGCCAGAGTCGCAGACCGCGCAGAACTCGCTCTCGACCTCGCGGTACAGGCGTGACTCCTGCGGTGACAGTTCGCAGGTGACGTCGTGGAACGAGATCGGCGGCAGGTCGATGACGTCGGTGGTGCGGACGTAGTGGGTCGTCAAGGCGATCTTCCGATTCGCCTGCGACAAATTCTTGAAGCCGACGACGAACTTCTGCGGCCCGTTGGCGAAGATCGCGTAGTTTGCTTTGTGGAGCGTGTAGGACGTCCCGAACGTCTCGCACGCCGGCGATTCGACGGCCCGGTAGATCGCCCAGGCGTCGAGGATCGAATGCGGGATGAGCGTGCCGGTGAGGCCGAGCCGGCGGGCCGTCGGGTTGTTCTTGACCATCTTCGCCGCCCAGCGGCTGGCGACCCCGGAGGCGCTCTTGAGGCGGTGGATTTCGTCCCAGACGAAACAGTCCCACTTCGCCTTTTCGATGGACTTGAGCCGCCAGACGCTCTCGTAGTTGCAGACGACGAGAACCGGCGAAGTGTCCGCGAGGGCCGCGGCGACGGCCTTTTCCTTCGAGGCGGCGCCGGCCTGCTCGAGCGGGACGACGCGGAGGTCAGGGAACCAGAGGCCAGCCTGCTTCACCCACGCCGGAATGACGGCTTTCGGGCAGCAGGCCAGCGTCCGCGTCGCGCCAAGGCGGCGAATGTACTCGAGGGCCGACGCGGTTTTCCCGCTGCCCATGCCGTGGTGCAGGATCGCCGACTGGCGGTCGAGCGCCCACTTGATCGCGTCCTCTTGATGCTGCCACAGGCAACGCACGGTCGTCCTCCTTGAGCGGGAGGCACTGTATCCGAGCATTGGCTACGGGTCAAGACACCTTCTTCCGACGCTTCCGGCCGGGCTTCGTTCCGGCGGATTCCTTGGCCCGCGTCTGCCGGATGTTCTCCTGGCAGGACTGTCTGGAGATGATGTAGATTTTCGGCCCCTTGCCGCCGCGAGGGTTCCACGGCCTGCGGCCGATGATTTTCCCGAGCGTCACCAGCCGCGGTATCAGAGTCTGGTGGACGCAGAGGATTTTGGCCGCCTCGGCCATTCCGATGGCGTCGGAGAACTCGATCGGCGTCTTGACGGCCCGCAGGTGCCGAAGAACGTCGGGTCGCGTGTGGAGCCACGCCCTGGGCCGACGCTTCGTCTTACCGCCGCTCTCCCGGTACGCCTCGTCGTACTCCTGAAAGTTCGCCTCGCACTCGCCGCCGTCGTAGATCGCGAAGGTTCTGGTCGGCTCGTCGGTGTAGAGGCTGTCGGCCAGCATATGGGCGGTGAGTTGCCCCTTTTCAACCATCTTGCGCGGTTGGGTAAAATGAACGCCGAGGATCGCCGCCGCCTCGGCAGACCCGACCGCTTGGGCAAGATACGCCAACTTGACCATATTTTCCGTCCCCGCTAGGTTACCCGCGTCAGTGGAGGATAGGGGATTCGAACCCCCGGGTGAAGCAGGACGCGAGAAACCACCAGAAAGGACGCAAAAACGTGCGGAAATACGCTGTTTTGATCGAGTGGACAGACGGTGAGGTTGCCGATGCCGACGAAATGCCGACCTGGGCAAAGTCCGCGGCAGGGGCAAAACGAAAGGCGAAAACCGTCTGGTCCGCGACCAAGGGTGCCGAGTACCCGCACTGCCGAATCGAAAAAGTCTTGATTGTCACAAACCGCATGATGCGCGACGTTGCCTAACCGCATGGATGTGGTACTTCCTTTTGGGGATACCACCATGACGCTGCACCGATTACTGATTGACCTATACGCCCCTCTTAGGGGGGTCAGTGATAGGACGGTCAGGCTGTATGAGATGACGATCCGCAAGTACGGGGAGTTCCTTGGCGTCGAGCCGACCGTCGAACACCTCGACGAACTGTCGCTCGCCAAGTTCTTGGCGTGGCGGCTTTCCCAGCGGAGTGTCGGGACGGCGGCCAAAGATCGTGCGCAGCTGCACGCCATCGCCGACTTTGCCGCGAGGCGTGGTCTATGCCCGTGGCCTCAGATACGGACGATTCGGGTGCCAGAGCGTGTGCCTCGTGCCTGGCTGATCGACGAGTTTCGTCGGCTGCTGGTGGCCTGCGATGGCGAGCATGGCGAAGTCTGCGGGTCGCCGTCGGCGTTGTGGTTCCGCGCGATTCTCCAGACGGCGTACTGGACAGGAGAGCGGGTCGGCGCACTCTTGGCGATCGAGTGGGGCGACGTTGAGGAGAAGGCGATCGTGTTTCGCGCCGAGGGCCGGAAGGGCCAGCGTGCAGATATCTACCGTCCGATTCCGCAGGAGTGCCACGATGCGATCATGCTGATCAAGGGCAGGCGCAAGCTCGTCTTCGACTGGGACCGCGCCTATACGAACATCTGGCGGCGTCTTGGCCGCATCTGCGAGCGGGCGGGGCTTCCGAACGATCGGCTGAGTAAGTTCCACCGCGTGCGTAAGACGTCGGCGTCCTACTACGCGGCCGGTGGCGGCGATCCGCAGAAGCTGATGGGTCACTCCAGCCCAACGGTCACGCGGAAATACCTGGACCCCAGGATCGTCGAGCCGGACACCGATACGCCGCAGCGACTGCCGAAGGTGTCGTGAACCGATGCAGTCACGGTTCGGGGGTTTGCGGCAGGGCCGCCATGTATGTCTGCTGCGTGATCTCCTCTACGGCGCCGCTAGCGAGGAGTTGCGGCAGGATCGTTGCGGCTGGCTCCCACGTTGCGAACTCAGCATGCACAGCCAGAAGCACCCTACCAGAACTGTCATGCGGGGCTACGTCGGCTGGGTCGAAGCAGGTGACGGTTTGCCCGTCTGCGGACGGATGCCCCCACGCGGCGTCCAGTTGCAGCCGGATCGTCTCGTACAGCGTCTCGTTCGCCGTTCGAAAGAATCTCATGCGACCGTCAAGCCCCACTTTGTACCGAGATACCGCTCCACGCGCTGCACGTCCGCCACAGACAAGGCCCGCGAGTAGATCACAATCTCCGCGATGTAGCCGTTCAGCGGAAACGACGCCCCAGCGCCACCAATGCTGGCGAGCGCATACGAGTTGCTGGTTGTGCAGGTAGCACGCTGCACACCGTCCGTACGCAGGATGCCGCCAGACGCCGACGACCGAATGGCCGCGACCACCGCCGGCCCAAACGGGTTGTTTGCCGAGAATGAATACCTCGCTGTCGTGGTGCCAACAACAAAGCCGCCGCAGTAGGCCCACAAATCACTATTGACACTCCCATCGTTTTTGATGGTCGCCGCAAGCCCGAACCCGGAAGCCCCACTCCCAATTATCTGCTGGGTGGAAACCCCGCCGGCCACCATGTTGTTCCTGACGACGACAAATTGCGTCTCGTCGGTTCGCGCCGTGCCGGCGAACGACATGATGTCGTTTGAGCCGTCGAACGTCATGACGGCGCGTCCGTTCAGCGTCTGCGACGTGTTCACTGGCCTGTTGTTGGCCGTCGTCTGCGTGGCGTGCAAGCCGTTGCCGCTTTTGTCGTTCCACTGGCTGACGGCACCGCTCACGGTAGTGATCGACGCGGCGTCGCTGGCGTCCCACCACGCGGCAAGGCCGCTGATGCTGCGCGGGGTGAACCCAGTGGCCAGTGGCCGCAGCAGCCGTCCGCTCATGCCCATTGCGTCAGTTCCTCGTTGCGTCAGGCTTGCCGTCGTTCACCGGCCGCGGTTGCAGTGCGTAGAGCAGTTTCGTCTGCTCGCCAACGGCCTTACTGATCTCGCGTTGCGTCTCGGCGATTTCTTTCAGGAACGCCTTGTGCGACTCGACCATTGGCAGGATTACATCCTGCCGGCCGACGTAGCCGAGAAAACACGCGACCAGCGTGGCGAACCCGTAATCGCGGAGCAGTTGGAAAATAGTTTCCTTGGCTGCGTCGGTCATGGTGCAGCCTCAAGTCTTGAGCATCACGATGCAAGCCGCGGCGGTCGAGTTCGTCGACGCTGCAACGAACTTGAGCGCCCCGACCCCGAAGGCCGCGTCCGGCAGGGCATACGTCCGGCTCTCAGTCAGCGACGGGACGAGCGTGATGTCGGCGGCACTGCCGTCGGCGTTGTAGAGGCGGCCGAACGAGCCGTCGGTCGTGCCGCTGCACCACAACTGGATCGACTGGGACGCCGTGACGGCAGTCCCCATGAGCAGACACCCGCCGGCAACGTCGTCCCAGCGGATCGTGGTGGCGACAGCCGTCGCCGTCGACAGCGTGACGGGCAGGCTCTTGAACTTGCGACGAATCTTCGGTTCCACAGGCACCTCCTTGTGCGTTGCGGGCCTCGACGGGCCTCACGGGGCGTGCTACAGGGGCTATGCCTCTATTGTAGCGGCCTGTAGGCTTCCGATGGCGGCGTCCACGGCACGCCACAGCGAATCCACGCTGCCGTCGTTGGCGAGTTCCAGGTCGACGTACTTGTCGGGGATGCCCGCCTCGCTCGAGTGGGCTGCCGCGGTGGCGTCCAGGCCGGCGCCGACCGCCCGCGTCACCCGCCAGACAACGCCCCCGCGGGCCTTTATGGCCTCGGCCTCGTTGGGGAATCGGACATCCGTCAGGCAGTAGTTGAACTCCGGGTGGGCCTCGATCCGACGCATCGTGGACATCACCCATATCTCCGGGTGGATCATCTGCCGCCCCCAGTCCGTCCCCAGCGTCTGGAGCAGCCGCCTCGGCGAGCAGGAAATCCAGCCGAGGGCTCTTTCCTTCCGCGTCCGGTCCTGCAACTCGTCCACCGACAGGCCGGTGATGACCGATACCGCCTCGTAGAGCGGGTCAGCGAACGCCAGCGGCACGAACTGGTGGGCCACCAGCAGCCGCTCCGCGACCGTGTCCTTCCCCGCCCCTGCCGCCCCCGCCAAGCCAATGATCACAGTGGCATCTCCTCTTCGTTGAACCGAATCGTCACCCCCAGCGGATCGGCGATCCACCGCATCCCTACCCCGGCCTCGTCCAGCATCGCCTCGGCCTTCTGGATGCTCTCCAGCCACCGCTCCGGCGTGGCCGCACGGGTCCGAACGTGGCCGACCACCTGCCGGATGCCGGAGAGGATGATCCCCCTGGCGCAGTCCACGCAGGCGAACCACGGGCAGAACATCGTCGCCCCTTTGGTGGTCATGCCGTACCGGCAGGCGCTGTAGATCGCCGCCCGCTCCGCGTGCTCGACGTACTCGTACTTCTCTGGCCTCACGAGCCTTGTCGGCAGTGGGTACACGCCGCCCGGCACCTTGTTGATCCCGACCGCCACGAGGCTGTCAAGCGTGACGATGATCGCTGCGTTCTGCGTAGACGGGTCATGGCTTCGGGCTGCCTCGAGGCAGGCGGCTCTTAACCACTCCGCGTCTGTCCTGCGGTGTGCAATCACAACTAGACTCCTGCAACGTGCATGGACATGAGGCCGCCGTCGGGGTGGTACAGAAACGTCTCCATGCACTGTCTGGCCCCAATGAAGCCTCCGGTCGAGTGCCAGTCGTCCGGCGGAACCACCGTCGGCGCCGTCCTGACGATGACGCCGTCCAGCGTGTCCAGCGGCTTGTTGTGGTCGGCCGCCTGGTGGTGCAGGTGGCCCGTGTGCCACTCGCGGTAGGTGCTCGCGCTCCATGCCACCGACTGCTCCAGCGCCATGATCTGCGGCAACCGCTTCTTCGCCTTGTGGCCGTGGGCGAACCCCAGCAGGTTCTTCCCCTTGGCGACGTACTGCCTGCCGGTGAACTGCGGCATGACGGTGACGTCCTTCGCCCCGCGGAACCGCTCGAGCAGAATCCGCTGAAACGCCCAGGTGAGGACTTCGTCGTGGTTTCCGTTGACCGTCAGCACCTCGGTCTTCGCCGTCGCGGCCGACCGCTCCACGATGCCCAGCAGGACGTCGCTGGCGACGTTCACGACCTTCTGGAGCCTCCCGTCCCGCTCGAGCGGCGTGCCGCTGGTGGTCGTCCCAGCCGGGGTGTCGAAATGGAATAGGTCGCCCAGGAAGGCGATCGTCCTGACCGCCGGCTCGTAGCCGTCGCCGGCCTCGAGGAGTTTCTGAGTCGCGGCGGTCACGCGAGCTTCGGCGACGTCGAGGTCGTAATCGGCGCCGCCGGTCGTCTTCCCCCAGGCGTAGGCGCCGAAATGCGTGTCGGCGACGATGACGACCTGCCAGAGGCCGGCGGGGGCCGGCTTCCGTCGCTTCGCCGCTGGCGGCCTGTGCTGGCGGATGCCACGGCTTGCGGCGGCGATCAGCCCCTCGACGACCTCGCGGGTCGTCGGTCCCGCCTTCGGCTTGAGCCGGACGAACACCCGGTGCAGTTGCGTCACGGTGACGTCACCGTCCGCGTCCGTCGAGCCGACGTCCCATGTCGTGGCCTCGCTCGCCGCCACCTCGTAGCGGGTCATATCCGCTTCGATGTGCCGGAGGAGGTCTTCGACAGTCTTGATGCGTCGGCTGGTCGAGCGCGCCTCGATTCCGTCGCCCTCGTGCCGGGTCGTGACCTGCTCCGCGTCGGCGCGGGGCGCCGGCGGCGGCAGTTTGTCCCCGACGGCGTCGGCTACCGACCGCGACTTAGCCATTCGATCACCCTATTCTCGCCGGCAATTTCGAACCCGCGATCCTTCGCCACCTGGATGATGGCGCGGGCGTAGGCCGACTTCTGGTGGATGTTGCGATCGAAGCGGCGACGGGCCTCCTCGAACTCCGGCTTGATGTGTTCAGGCAGTTTGTCGAACCAGCAGGCGTAGCCGGGCCGCGAGTTCGTCACGCGAGAGGCGACGGCGTCAGCGAGGCTCTGCGGCCTTGCCGGCGTCGATCCGGTAGCCGAGGGTCCAGAGGACTCTGGCGATGTCTCTGGCGCACTCGGTAACGTGCTCTTCACTCGCCGACGGGAACGAGACATGGACGCACTCATGCACGATCGTCTCCAAGAGGGGGCGATTTTTCAGCCGGTCGTCGATGAGAATCTTCCGCTCCTGCTGCGGCTTCAGCGGGTTCGGGAGGTAGGCCCAGCCGGCGGCGCTGCCCCGGAGCCTCGTGAACCGGAAGAGCCAGCGGAGGCCGTGGAGTTTGAAGTGGTGGTCTTTGGCGGCCATCTTGATGTCTTGCCTTGTAGCATGATGCTACCCGGGCGGCTGCTGGCGGGCAACAGCGGAAGCCTGTGACTTCTTGGCGTTCTTGATGGCCCGCCTGACCAGCATGGCGCCAGCGGCGTCCACAAACAGCAGGTTGCGTTTCGTCGCCTCCTCGCGGAGCCATCCGACGATCAGGTCGATGTTGGCCTCGCACCAGCCAGGGGACGCCTTCTCCATGCGGTCCATCTCTGCCGCGCGGGCGTTGCACTTGCAGCCGGGCTCG